CGCAGATAACGTTGACAAATAGGGGGGGGGCTGGGCCTAGGGATCTCCTTTAAGAAATACGCAGCCATCACGCGAACTTTTTTATTTTTTATTTTAATGGTAAAAGACTTTATGTTTGAGTCCCTACCTTATGAACCGCGCAAAATAGAGGCGACGGAAGCCGTCCTAGAGCGCATCTATCTCGCCGCCCGCAAAGGGCTGAAGGGCGACACGCTCGCCTACGCCGCGGGCATGACCCCGACCGAGTATCGGCGGCTGGTGCAGTTCGACCCCATCGCGGAGTATGCCGAACAGAAGGGCCGCGCAGAAGGCGAGGCGGAAATGTCCGAGGTGCTGCACAACGCGGCGCGCGCAGGCGACACTAAGGCGGCGCTGGACATTCTCAAGCACGTCCACAAGTGGACGGCCCCGCAGTCGGTGCAGGTGCAGGTCGAGCAGCGCATATCCATCATCGCGGCGCTAGAAGAGGCGCAGCAGCGGGTCATTCAAGGAGAGATATTAGATGCAAGCGCCATACGGGGTGATCTTCCAGAACCCGAACAAAGTATTCGTGGGGATGCCGCATGGGCGCAAACCGCCGCTGTCGAAGGATCTGATAAACAAGATCAATCTGATCGCCCGCGCTGACGGGGCGTGGTATGAAGGCGACGGGGCGGATAAAGAATATTTTGGCGTGCCCTACAAAGGGTCGTGGGATGACAAGTTCGCCAAGTCCGTGAAGGGCTACCCGGTAGAATTCTTGTTCGTGCTGTTCTCGAACGTCAAAGAAAACCACATCGCGCCGCGCATAACGGACAGCAGCAAGACGATCTTTCAAGCGATCCTTGACAGCGACGTGAACTACTTTAACGACCGCGACTTCGACGATGAAACGCTGACTGAGTTCTTGTCTGAGATGGGGATGTTGAATCAGTCGAAAAAACCGGCGACCGAACGCAACGTGACGGCGTTTCTGTCTGAAGGCGAGGACAGGATGTGGGGCGGCAAGGAGCCGCACAAGTTTGCCAAAAGCGCCGAACGCTGGCGCAATAAGTTCCTATTGGCCGAGCCGGACGGAGCGTATTTTATGGGGGCGGGGCACTTACCGGAGATCCTGCGCATGTATCCATCGCTCCACATGATAGGCGGCGGAAAGGCTGAGTAATGCAGGTTCCAATTTATAGCGCGGACGAAGAACAGAAGCTGATGGCGACCCTATGGTCGGCGCAGGTGAAGAACGACCCCGTGGCGTTCGTGAGGATGGCGTTCCCGTGGGGTAAGGCCGGCACGCCGCTGGAACACTTCACAGGCCCGCGCAAATGGCAGCTAGAAGTCCTCCAAGACCTGCGCGACCACATCAAAGAGAATAACGGCAAGGTTGACTTTGAAACCTTTCGCATGGCCACGTCCTCCGGCCGCGGTATCGGCAAGTCAGCCCTCGTGAGTTGGCTCGTGATCTGGATGCTGACCACGCGCATAGGCTCGACGACTATCGTGTCGGCCAACTCAGAAGCGCAGCTACGCAGCGTCACTTGGGCCGAGATCACCAAATGGCTATCAATGTGCCTCAACAGCCATTGGTTCGAGGTAAGCGCCACCCGCGTGCTGCCGGCCAAGTGGATTGCGGAACTGGTCGAGCGCGATCTAAAGCTGGGCACGCGTTACTGGGGCGTGGAGGGGCGGCTGTGGTCGGCCGAGAACCCTGACAGCTACGCGGGCGTGCACAACTTCGCGGGCGTCATGCTGGTCTTTGACGAGGCCAGCGGTATTGATGACTCTATCTGGGCGGTGGCCAGTGGCTTCTTTACAGAGAACACTCCTAATCGTTTTTGGCTTAGCTTTAGCAACCCCCGCCGTAACAGCGGATACTTCTACGAGTGCTTCCACAGCAAGCGCGACTTCTGGCGAAACAAGGTTGTTGACGCCAGAAGCGTGGAGGGAACTGATAAGGCAGTCTATCAGCAGATTATCGACGAATACGGCCCCGACAGCGCTCAGGCTCACGTCGAGGTCTACGGAGCCTTCCCGAACGCGAGCGATGACCAGTTCATACCGTCATCACTGGTCAGGGAGGCGCAGACACGCGAGCCACAGAAAGACCAGACGGCACCGATAATAGTAGGAGTAGATCCAGCCAGATTTGGCGCTGACGCCACGGTCATCGCGATCCGGCAGGGCCGCGACATCATCGGCATCCGGCGCTACCGCGGCGACGACACCATGGAGGTGGTCGGCCGCGTCATCGACATCATCGAAGAGTTCCGGCCGGCCCTCGTAGTCGTGGACGAAGGCGGCCTAGGGGCGGGCGTCGTCGACCGTCTGAAGGAGCAACGCTACAAGATCCGCGGCGTCAACTTTGGCAGCAAGTCCTCCCGTCCGATCATGTTCGGGAACAAACGCGCCGAGATGTGGCACGCCATGCGGGAGTGGCTGAAGACGGCCAGCATCCCAAACGACCGCTTCCTAAAGAGCGACCTGACAGGCCCAATGATGAAGCCCGACAGTAAAGGGACTATATTCCTAGAGAGCAAGAAAGACATGAAGGCGCGTGGGCTGGCCTCACCAGACGCCGCGGACGCTATCGCCGTGACGTTCGCGTATCCTGTGGCGCACAGGGAGGCCAGACCAATGGACAACAGGCCACGCGTCAGTTATGGTGGTGGAACAGCCTCTTCAGGATGGATGGGACACTAATGGCCAAAAAGTCGGTATCGCTGTCCGTTGGTCGAGGCGAGAAGCTGTCGACTAAGGCTGGCGCTGGGCTGACGGCTAAGGGCCGGGCTAAGTATAACGCCGCGACGGGCAGCAAGCTGAAGCCGCCGGCTCCCAACCCTAAGAGCGAGGCCGACAAGGGCCGTAAGGCCAGCTTCTGCGCGCGCATGGGCGGCGTGGTCGCTAAGTCGAAGAACGCGGAGCGGGCGAAGGCGTCAATGCGGAGGTGGAACTGTGGCAAGTAAGCCTGGGCTCTACGCCAACATTCACGCTAAGCGGGCGCGCATCAAAGCAGGCTCTGGCGAGAAGATGCGCAAGCCGGGCGCAGAGGGCGCGCCGACCGCCAAAGCGTTCAAGCAGTCAGCTAAGACGAGGAAAAAATAATGCCGCTCGTTAAGTCAACATCAAAGAACGCGTTCCGTAAGAACGTCGCTGCGGAGATCAAAGCGGGCAAGCCGCCGAAACAGGCGGTCGCTATCGCCTACTCGACCAAGCGCGCGGCGGCTAAGAAAAAGAAATAATGCCTGTCAACGCGCTCGCTCCTGAACCGCGTAACGCCATGCTGCGGCCGTATGAGCCGTCATGGAAGGAACAGATTGCGGCCTATCTGATGGGCGACACACGCCCGTCGCCGGAGCGGCGTCAGTTTGCGACGGGCATAGCTGACATTCTTGGCTATCTGCCCGGCACAGGCAACGTGCTACAGGGGCAAGAGCGAGCCCGCGCCGGCGACACCAAGGGCGCGATCATGGCCATGCTGCCGCTACCCGGCGCTAACGTTGCGGCTAGGGCGGAGCAGAAAGCTGTAAGTGAAGCGCTAATGCGAGCGCGGCTACATAACACTTTTACAGGACAAACTTCTTCGGCGGGGCGCGGGACAGGATTTACCCAGCCTAAAGGCACGCCGGTAGAAAAACTATTCTCTAATTTCGCAGACGAAAAAATGTCCCCGCAAATGCAAGAAACTTTTAGGGGAAAAATGTTCGACCGCGCAAATAAAGAAGTTAGCTCGTTTAAAGATACTATACTCTCCGATGCGTTTCCTATAAACGAAGAATTTACAGTTAAATTAGATAGTTCGCCGCTAAAACAAACCCGTGTTCAGCTTTTAAAAGATGGCGACGTAGTTACGGCGGCTCAACTCGAAAAAGGGCTGTTAGATTCTATAGCCACTAAAAAAGAACACGCCGGTAATAGGTATGGCGCATTTCTTTTAGACTGGATAGATCGCGCGGGCGTCGGAAACATTTATGAAGTGCCGGATCGCAGCCCCGGATTTGTAAAAATCCAAAAAGATGTTATCCGTTCTAGGCAAGGTGAATAATGGCTTCTGATGACGTAATCGCCGCTGGCAAAGTCTCCGACAACCCGGACGATGACCGGCTTGCGACCATGCGTCACCGCTTTACGGTGGCGATGGCGGCCTATTCGGACTCGCGCGAAGACGAGTTAGACGACCTGCGCTTTATGGCGGGCTCGCCAGACAACGCGTGGCAATGGCCGGCGGACGTGCTGGCGACACGCGGCGCGGTGCAGGGCCAGACGATTAACGCACGCCCGTGCCTGACGATCAACAAGCTGCCGCAGCATGTGCGTCTCGTGACGAACGAGCAACGCCAGAACCGTCCGACTGCGCGCGTCATCCCGGCCGACGACAACGCCGACCCAGAGGTCGCGGAAATCTTCGACGGCATCGTGCGGCACATCGAGTATATGTCAGATGCTGACGTTGCCTATGACACGGCCTGCGATAACCAAGTCACATACGGCGAAGGCTATATCCGCATCCTGACGGAATACACGAACGAAAATTCGTTCGAGCAGGACATTCGCATCGGCCGCGTGCGCAGCAGCTTTAGCGTCTACATGGATCCGATGATTCAAGATCCGTGCGGTCAGGACGCGCGCTATTGCTTCATTACGGAAGACGTGCCGAAAGCTGAATATGAAGACCTCTACCCCGACGCGACGCCTGTGACCGGCATGATGTCGCAGGGCGTGGGCGACCAGACGCTGAGCATGTGGGTCAGCCAGGAAACGGTGCGCATCGCTGAGTATTTTTACATCGACAGCAAGCGCGAAACGCTCAACCTTTACCCGGACAATGTGACGGCGTTTTCTGGCACGCCAGAAGACAAGCGCCTCAAAGCGGCTTACGGCAAACCAATCAAGTCGCGTGAGAGCGAGCGCCGCCGGGTCATGTGGATCAAGACCAACGGTTACGAAGTGCTTGAGGAACGCGAGTGGGCGGGCAAATACATTCCCGTCGTGCGCGTCATCGGCAACGAGTTCGAGGTCGACGGACAGATCTACATAAGTGGACTTGTGCGCAACGCGAAGGACGCGCAGCGCATGTATAACTACTGGGTCAGCCAAGAAGCGGAAATGCTCGCGCTGGCCCCGAAAGCGCCTTTCATTGGCTATGGCGGCCAGTTCGAAGGCTACGAAATGCAATGGAAGACGGCCAACACGAACAACTGGCCGTATCTTGAGGTCAACCCGGACGTTAGCGATGGTGCTGGAAACCCTCTTCCCCTTCCTGAGCGCGCGCAGCCGCCTCTGGCCCAGACGGGACTCATTCAAGCTAAAATGGGGGCGGGGGAAGATATTAAATCGACCACCGGCCAATACGACAGTAGCATTGGGGCGACCTCCAATGAACGCACAGGGCGTGCGATCCTCGCTCGGGAGAGGCAAGGAGACACGAGTACGTATCATTATGTTGACAACCTTGCTCGGGCGATAAAATACGTCGCGCGGCAGTTGGTCGACCTTATCCCGAAGATCTACGACACGCAGCGCGTCGCCCGCATCATCAACGTCGAGGGCGAAGTCGACATGGCGCGCATCAACCCGGCCCAGCCGGAGGCGGTGCGCCGCGTTGTCGACGAGCAGGGCGTGGAGATCATGAAGATCTACAACCCGAACGTCGGCACCTATGACGTGCATGTGTCGTCTGGCCCCAGCTACATGACCCGTAAGCAGGAGGCGATGGACACGATGGGCCAGATCCTGCAAACGAACCCCGCGCTGTGGGGCGTTGCAGGCGACCTGTTCGTCAAGAACATGGACTGGCCGGGCGCAGAGACGATGGCCAAGCGGTTCGAAAAGATGCTCGACCCGCGCGTTCTTCAAAACACCGACGAATCGCCGGAAGCGCAGGTCATGCGGCAGCAGATCATGCAAATGTCGCAGGCGATGGAAGAAACCAAAGCGCAGGTGCAGCAGGTTCTTCAGTCTTATGAGATACAGAAACTCAAGATTGACGAGCAGAACGCGCAGATTAAGGCTTATGACGCCGAAACGAAGCGCTTGTCGGCTATGCAAAGCGGCCTGACGCCTGAGCAGGTGCAGGATATAGTGCAGGGCACGATAGCGGCAGCGCTGGATACGGGCGATATAGTGCCTGGCGGCGCGCCAATGCAGGGGATGGGTCAATGAGTTGCGCGGATCTGATCGGACATTTGTTCTTGGCGCGCGATGTGACGCATTCCGTGCATCTAAACACGCGATCCTTCGCCAAACACAAGGCGCTGGGTAAGTTTTACCCGGCCGTGATCGACCTCGCGGACACGCTGGCGGAAGCCTATCAGGGCAGATACGGCCTAATCGGGCCGATTACGCTGCATTCGGCCGAAAAAACCAATAATGTCGTCGAATTCTTGGAAGATTCGCTAAAAAAAGTCGAAAAAGAGCGCGAAGAATACGACGATACGGCGCTTCAGAACATTATCGACGAAATTGTCGGTTTATACCTCTCGACGCTCTATAAACTCAAATTTTTGGCCTAAATCATGCCGATAGCGACATACACAAAGTATCCGGCCGCCATTGAACCTCTTATGGAGAACATCAATTCGGGCACGGACGCGTGGAAAGTGGCGCTCGCGGCGACGGTTAACCCGGCCGACACGACTTTCGTGTCTGGCACGACTGATTTGCCGACCGCGGGCGGCTATACGGCCGGCGGCAACGCGGCGACCCCGGCGTCTGCGACCCAGACGGGCGGCGTCTACAAGCTAGTCCTCAACAATCCGGCCGCATGGACGGCCACGGGCAGCGGCTTTACCTTCCGTTACGCGATCCTGTGGGATTCGACGACCAGCACGCCCGTCGCCTATTGGGATTACGGCTCTAGTCAGCTTGTATCGGCAAACGAGCAAGTCACGGTCGTGATGGATTCGGTTAACGGCGTATTCCAGGCGACGTGATGATATGTTCTATGTTTCCCTCCTTCTCACGGAGGACGATGACTTTCTCGTAACAGAATCCGGCGACCGGATAATCGCTTGGATTGATGACGGGGCTTATCTCCTTGCCGAAGACGGCAAGTTTCTGATTACAGAAGATTTTGAGAAGATCTGGGCGGTTTACGACTATAACGCCCGACTGTTAACCGAAAACGGCTGGCCGCTGATTACGGAAGACGGCATCTACATCATCGCGCAGGCTAGGCTTCAGCTATCGGGCTGCGGCGGCAACTATTATATTGTCGGGCATGACGCCGACCTTCAACGCAGCAAATCTATAAGCGCCGGCAATGGCAACTATGCGATTACAGGTCAGTCTGTCACGATCCTTAAAGGCCATGCCATCACGGCTGGATTTGGCTCCTATGCAATCACGGGGCAATCGGTTACATTCCAGTTTAACCGGGAACTTGTCGCCCAAACGGGCAGCTATTCGATCACTGGCCAGAATGTAAACATACAGCGCGGCTATGTGCTAGAGGTTCAAAAGGGCGACTATTCAATCACGGGTTACAGTGTTATAATTAAATATGGCCCCGGACCCTCAGTGGCGACCGAACAACAAATTGCATGGCTGCGATCAATGGCCCAGCGAAGGAGATCTTAGGTGACTGCTAACGTAAAAGCCATTACTTGCTGCCTTGGCTATCAACAGCTTGGCACGCTTACCTCGGCCACGGGGCTCACGGTTCCGGCGCGCGACCCGATCTCTGGCATGGACGTTAAAGCCAATTTTGCGCTGATCGTCGCGGAAACGCAGGACGTTCGCTGGCGCGATGATGGCACCGATCCTACCTCGTCAGTTGGTATGCTGCTAAAAGCGGGCGTCATCTTTCAATATGATGGCGACTTGTCGAAGATTAAGTTCATCGAAGTGACGGCGAGCGCCAAAGTCAACGTCAGCTATTACGTCTGAGGTCATCATGCAGTTCATCGGCGGATCGTCGGACGTAGATCCGATTGAATATTTCACAAAACAGCTTCCCAAAGATCTCGCGCAGTATGTGAAAGTCCGCGACGAACTGGCCAAGCGTCAGGGCGCGTTGTCGGCTGCGACGGCTGCGCTGGCGGATCGTGAGAAGGCGGCTGGCGAACTGGCGGCTGCGCAGGCGCAGGCTGAGGCGATCATTGCTGAAGCCAAAGCGGCGCATGAAAACGCCAAGAAGGCGCTGACGGACGCCAACGCCCGCGACAAAGACGTGGCAAAGCGCGAGAAAGAGTTTGAAAAGGTCATGGCGGCCCGTGAACAGGCTGTTGCGGCTGCCGAAGCGGCTGTAACGGCGCGCGAAGATGCGGTCGCCAGCCGTGAAGCGGCTGTCACTGATGCTAAATCAAAAGTTGATTCTGACCGCGCTGCACTCGACGCCCGCATTAAGGCGTTCCAAGACCGCGTTGCTTCTTTCTAAGGACTAGATAAATGGCCGACGTAAAAATTTCTCAGCTTCCTGCGGCTACTACTCCGGTAGACGGCACGGAAGTTCTGCCGATTGTGCAGTCGGCCACGACGAAGCAAGTTTCCATCGCTAACCTCACCGCTGGCCGCGCCATGTCGGCCACAAGCCTGACGCTCACGACCCCGCTGGCGGTAACGTCGGGCGGCACGGGTCTGGCCACGACGGCGCAGGGCACGCTGTTGTCTTCGACGGCGCTCAATACGATCTCTGCGACGGCTACCCCGACGTTGGGCGTCGCTGGCACGACGGCCGGCTCTCTTGGTCTGTCCGGCAGCACAAGCGGCGTCGTCACTATTAACACGGCCGCAACGGCCGGCACTTGGTCCATGACGCTGCCGACGAGCGGCGGCACAAACGGCTATATTCTGACGACCAACGGATCTGGCGTCACGTCTTGGACAAATCCAACCGCGCTTGGCGTCGACCTTGACGTTGGTGGCACGGCTGTCACCGGCGGCACTGACACGTATATTCTTTACAATAACAATGGAACGCTTGGTAACTACGCCGTCACCGGCACGGGCACCACGGCCGTCATGTCCACGTCGCCTGCGCTTAGCGGCAACGTTACGTTGGACAGCGCTACGTTCTCACCGTCATCGCCCGGCACCAATGGCAATATGGCCATGACCGGCACGCTGGCGATGGGTTCTAGCTTCCTGCGGAACCGCATCATCAATGGCGATATGCGGATAGATCAGCGTAATGCTGGCGCGAGCGGAACGGCTGGTGCATATACAGTTGATAGATGGCTATTTAATGCCAGCTTAGCCACTAAAGGAACTTGGCAGCAGAATGCAGGTTCTGTCACTCCTCCTGTTGGATTTTCCAACTATCTTGGATTTACATCTAATTCCTCGTATAGCGTTACCTCAGGTGACTATTTTACGTTTGTTCAATTTATCGAAGGGCTAAATCTTCAAGATTTGGCTTGGGGGACAGTAAGCGCAAAAACGATTACGATTTCTTTTTGGGTTCGGAGTTCTTTAACCGGAACATTTGGCGGCGTCATAAATAATGGTGCGTTTAATAGGTCATACCCATTTACCTATGTAATAAACTCAGCAAATACTTGGGAACAGAAATCAATTACTATTCCCGGTGACACAACCGGAACATGGTTGACGACAAACGGGATTGGTATTTCGCTTCAATTGTCTATGGGTTCTGGGGCAACATACGCTGGAACGCCATCTACATGGGCGTCTACCGTTTATGCTTCAGCCACTGGTTGTCAGTCAGTAGTCGGCACCAACGGCGCAACCTTCTACATCACCGGCGTCCAGCTAGAAGTCGGCTCAGTCGCCACGCCGTTCGAGCGCAGGCAGTATGGCACTGAGTTGATGCTGTGCCAGCGTTATCTGCCGGCGAGCAAGGCAACAGTAGCAAGTGGAATTGTAGCAATCGGTCAGGCGTATTCGACTACTGAAGCGCTTGTGTCTATGCCGTTTCAAGTAACGCCTCGGACTAGTCCGACCGGCGCCATCGTTTCCTCTGCGGCGCATTTTTTATGCTGGCAAGCTAACGCAGGTGGGACTACGCCGACAGGCGTAATATTCAACCAAGCTAGTCTCACAACTGCGACCCTTCAAGTATCTGGTATGACAGGGCTTGTAGCCGGTAATTCAACGTCGCTTTCATTTGGAAATGCTTCTGGCAACGTATATTTCACGGGATGTGAGCTATGAGTGATCCAGTTTGGCAATACGCTGACCCTGACAACACAATCGTCATTCGAACGTGGCCGGATGGTCGACAGGAAAGCAGCCTTGTATCTGCGCCTGAAATCCAAGACTGGATTGACGAAGGCAACACGCCTAACCCATACGTTCCGCCGCCTCCGGCTATCCCGCAACAGGTTCCCATGTGGGCCGTCCGCACGGTGCTACAGAACGATGGCCTGTTCGATCAGGCGCAGGCGCTTATCAACGAGACAAGCGACAACGCGCTAAAGAACGTCTGGGAATATGGCAACTTTACCGACCGTAACTCACGGGCGATCAGCGTTCTTGCTATTGAACTCGGCCTGACCGAAGCGCAGGTAGATCAAATGTTCATTGACGCTAATAATCTTAGCGTCTAATGTAGACTTACCGACTAGCCGGATAGCTAGGTTAAGGAGAGCCGCGTGAGCGACGAGGAACAGGCTGTAGCGGAGATCAGCCCCGCGCCGGAACAGGAAGCCACGGCAGCACCTGAAACCGCTGATACGACGCCGGAGGAACAGCAGCAGACAAAATCGTTCTCTCAAGAAGAGTTGGACGCGATTGTCAGCAAGCGCCTTGCAAGAGAACAGCGCAAATGGGAAAGAGAGCAGGCCCAACGGCTTGCGGAGCAGCAGGCTAGACAGCCGGCAGCACCTCCACCTGCGCCGGATGATTTTGAGAACGCCCAGGTCTATGCGGAAGCATTGGCCAACCAGCGCGCTCAGGAACTACTGGCACAGCGAGAGGCCGCACAGCAGCAGGCGGCGATCTTGGAGTCATACCGCGACCGTGAAGAGGAAGCGCGGGATAGATACGAGGACTTTGAACAAGTCGCGTATAATCCCAGCCTCCCCGTCACGGACGTAATGGCTCAAGCCATCCAGGCTTCGGATATTGGGCCGGAGGTAATCTATTACCTTGGCTCCAATCCGAAAGAAGCCGGACGCATAGCCCGTCTGCCGCCTGTCTTGCAGGCGAAGGAAATCGGTAAGATCGAAGTCAATCTGACCTCGAACCCGCCGACAAAGCGCACATCATCCGCGCCCGCACCGCTTGCTCCTGTCACGGCTACCCGATCAAACTCAGGCCCACGGTATGACACGACTGACCCCCGGTCATTAAAGTCAATGTCAACGTCGGATTGGATAGAAGCGGAACGGCAGCGGCAGATCAAGAAGTGGGAAGCGCAAAACAGACGATAGACTAAGCCGCCATTGTCGGGTATGATTACTCGAAAATGGAGGTAGAAATGGAGAGTGAAAATCAAACTGCCGATGATCTGAAGCGGCAACGTAACAGAGAGGCGGCGGCGCGATACCGCGAACGAAACCGGGAAAAAGTCAATACGCGTATGCGCGATTGGCGGGAAAATAACCGGGAGAAATCCCGCGAACATGCCCGCGAATGGCGCAACCGAAAGTTAGCGAATGGAAGTCCTGAAGAAGTCGCCGCAATACGGCAAGCGGAACGGGACAAAACCAATCGACTTAACGCTCGGTGTAAAGAACAAGTATTTGCAGCTTATGGCGGCTATAAATGTTCTTGCTGCGGAGAGACTGAGCCTATGTTTCTATCTATAGATCACATAGATAACGATGGTGCCAAGGAAAGAAAATCAGGGCTTTACGCAGGAAGCGGAACAGCTTTTTACGGATGGCTCCGAAAAAATGGTTTTCCTACAGGGTATCAAGTTCTTTGTATGAACTGTCAGATAGGCAAACATAAAAACGGCGGCGTTTGCCCTCACCAGTCTTCTTAGCTTCTTGAAAGGACCACAAGATGAGTAACTCGATTCTTACGATCGACATGATTACCCGCAAGGCTTTGGAAATATTAGAAAACAACCTTGTCCTGACGCGTACCGTTAACCGCCAGTATGACGACTCTTTCGCCGTCGAAGGCGCTAAGATCGGCTCGACCCTGCGTATCCGCCTGCCCGACCGCGCTCTGGTCACGGACGGCGCTGCCCTTCAGGTGCAGGACGACAACGAACAGTACACGACCCTGACCGTTTCGTCGCAGAAGCACATCGGCGTCAACTTCACGACCGCCGAACTGACGATGCAGTTGGACGACTTCGCGGAACGTGTGCTGAAGCCGCGTATTTCGCAGCTTGCTTCGTCCATCGACGCCGACGTTGCGAACAGCTTCAAATACATCGGCAACTCGGTCGGCACGCCCGGCACGACCCCGGCCACCTCGCTCGTTCTGTTGCAGGCGCAGCAGAAGCTGAATGAGAACGCCGCTGTCATGTCGCCGCGCTACGCGACGGTCAACCCGGCCGCCAACGCGTCGCTGATCGAAGGCATGAAGGGTCTGTTCAACCCTGTTTCGGCTATCTCGAAACAGTTCAAGAACGGCATCTTCGGTGAAGGCATTCTCGGCTACGACGAACTGAATATGTCGCAGTCGATTAAGCAGTTCACGACGGGCTCGCGCACGGGCACGGTCACGGTCAGTTCGTCGGTCACGACCGAAGGCTCGACCACGATTGTTCTGACGGGCCTCGGCTCCACGACGATCAAGGCCGGCGACGTGTT